GTTCCCACAAATACGCTCTTTCCTGCTAGATTAATCATCTACTTCACCTCTCCTGTAATCTCATCAATGCAAACGTTCCAACCGTCTCTTGTTCCACTCCAATACGTCATTTCTTTTTTCCACTTGAATTTCTCTGGCAATGGTCTCAGTGGACACCAGTCAGGTTTAACATTTGGATTTGTAATATCTCTACAATTTATCCTACAAAAGTATCTAAATGTTCCAACATGTATACATGATTTGCAATTTTCCGGAGTTTCCATCACTAATACTGATTTGCTCATTCATCGTCCTCCTGTGTCTTACTAAGTGCTTCAAATCTCTTTTTCTGTTTGATATTCGGATATTTTTCATGGTCAACATCACTCAAAAACATAGTTAATGGTCTGCACCATGTTACAAGTGGGTCTGTAAAACATTTGTAAATTACCATAATTTCATCCGATTCTGTATGAACTGCAATATCTGTAATAACATAAGTTTTGCCCTTAAAGTGTCTATACCTCTTTCCTACCATGCTTTCTTTTAATTCTTCCAAATCTTCAGATTGCATTTTGCTCATTCCCCTTTCCACAGTCCCAACAGCCGCATCCTCTCATACAGTACCGCAACGGTCTTGCGCCGATACGCATAGAAGTCTTTGCGATTGATCGGTATGAATTGCTTTCTGTTGATTTTGTCGTAGCTCTGACGGTGCAGGATATTCTCTACAACCAAATCAGCTATCACTGTTCCTTTCGGGCAGGCTGACAAGGCGGCACTGGAAAGCAGATATTCATACTCTACAGGAAAATCTCTGAGCATGTTATTCAGTTTTTTAATGTCTTCTGTCGGAATGCCGTAGTCTTTCAGGTACTTATTCCTTGTCAGCATACCGTTCTCCTTTCTATCCTGTATAGTCTTCAAATCGTTCACACGCCATGAATGCGAATCTGGAATTTACCCATCTCTGCATCCGCTTCAATGGATCACGTTTCTTCAATTTGTGCTTGTCGTATATCATCACATAAGGCGCATATCCTAGGTCTCTTAGCGTATATATTCTGTCAAGATCTTGCTCAAGTGTCGTGTTAAACCCACATAGAACATATACGGTCATTTTTCGTCTATCCCATCCGGTCAATTCTCGAAACATCTGAAATTTTGGAAGAATTGTATCTTTATCCTCGTACCGGTCCCAAGCGAAATGTATCCTCTTGGTCTTCATTTGTTGGATATATTCTGTTTTTTCTTCGGTCATGATTCGAATATCGCAGCCTTGAGAAAAATCTACCCATGCGTTGCTATCAATAAGCTGTTGGCTTAAGTTCTTCCAGCCTTGACAAGCAAACATATTTGGATCCAACAGTACAATGTTCTTTTGCCCTCTCCAAAATTCCGACAAATCTGCTACTTTACGGCTTTTCTTTCCTTCTTTGTCCTTTACGATACAGAAATCGCATCCCCTCGGGCAACCTCTTGTCAAAAATCCATAGGCTGTGTCTTTGCATAATTCTGTATATAAACTGTAATCGGGATATATATGTTCTATTTCATCCGGTAATGAATCGCCTCCAGATGGATAATTATATCCTGTACCACTCTTGATTATTTCTTTGCTGCATACTGGATGTGGGTAATCTGGCGTAAACGTGAAAACTTTGCTCATATATACCTTATCTGGTGGATTCAGCCATGCTGTCAATGGGTCATACCATTCTACAGAATCCCCGTTTTTCTTATACCATGCCGATATTTTCATCAATGGCAGATTCGGAAAATTATGTCCGTCAACATCTATAAGTTGTATTCTCATAGCTTCCTTTCTACTCGTCTGGGTGGTGTTTATCGTACATGATCGCCACGCATATAAGCCCGACCACTCCGGTTATGATTCCGAGTGTAAAACCTAATAAGAATTCAATCATACTTCCACGCTCCCATCCTCTGGCATCTGGAATATCATTTTCTTCATAAGTACTTCCCCAATGGCTTCAGCTAAAAGTTCATTTTCCTTTGAACTTGGTGCCTCTGCGAACATCTTTCCAATATTCGGCACTGTCATCGGAATTAATTTTGCATCTGCATAGGCTCTCTGAATCATATCCAGTACTTTGAGGGCTTTTCCTTTAGTGGAATAACAACCAACAGAATAATCATTGCACTGATCCGAGCGTACAACTTTAAAATCTCCCTCGATACCTACAACTTTAATTACAAAAGAATTGTTTATATTAATTAAAAATTCTTTATCCTGACTTCTGATTAACATTTTGTGTCCTCCTATGGTCTTTTATATCCTTTGCAATATTTAGTTCCGCAGTAAGCTTTTAAAAACAACGGTTCACCTTTCTTTCTGTTATGATAATTCACAGGGCACTCTTTATTTTTACACTCATTACAACAGTAAAACATTTTTTTGTCAGTCCTCCTTGTCTTCGTAGTTCATAACAACTTTAATAATTCTCACAAGCACTTTTTGAATCTGATCGTATATGTGATGATCAGTTGTCCCGAAATGCGAACATAAAATCGCATTCTGTACGCCTTCTGCATAGCAGTCTGCCATGAAATCAGAGCTGTACACATCATCTTTGTTATCCAGCTGCCCGTATTCTTCCCACTGGTAAGTTATAAAGTCTTTTACTTTTTCATCTACCACATCGTATCTGTCCTTATCTCCGTTGATATGTCTCACGCAACAGTCAATAAATCCTAATCTGTCGCAGTCTCTGTAATCTTCTACTGTTTCCTGTGTGTATTCGCCAAATACACGATTGATTTCTTCGTCGAAATTCTCTGGCAAGTTAAAAATATCCACTTTCAGTCCTCTTGGAAGATTTATTGTATAACTTCTCATTTTCATTCTCACTTTCCCCATGTAAGCAACTACATGATTGATTAGCAAAACTCCATCTGTCCATCATCTACAAACTTCTTTTTTTTCCGGCTTAATGTGTCACCCTGCTGTTTTAATCTCTCTACACGTGATTTTTGTTTAAAACTCGCCATATAGTTATCATCAACCTCGGGCGGTACTTTCAGAAAATATTCCTCTGGAAGCGGAAGACAATGTTCCTCACACCAGCTTGCAATCTCATTTCGGTATGAAAGAATGTGATTCCTGGTTAGGTTCATATTGCAGCCATCTGGCCAGAACGGATCATTACAGCCGTTTTCGTTAATATGTTCCCAAGCAGCACGCTCATACAATAGATCTTTCCTTAACTGATTTAATTCTTGTTCCGGTGTCTTCTGTTTCATTCTTCATTCTCCCTTCATTAAGTAACTGACACGCTATCGTGCAGTCCTTCATGATTTTTAAATAAAGTCTTTAAGATTCATCTGCCCAGGAATACCATCTTCTGCTTTCTCAGCCTCTCTTCTTTTCTGCTTATATTCGTTATACTTCATTCGATATACATAGCTTTTTCCAAAGATATTCCATGCTGCTTTTACAACGTTTGGCTCAAATGGTCTGATTTTTTCCAAATCATCCACCGCCTTGTATGATATCGGACATCCACAACATCCTGTTCTAGTCAGTCCATAAACCTCATAAGCATCTGAATATCTAATACTGTAACGTTCTTTGTACCATGTTTTGTCCTTATCAGAAACATAATACAATGGCCTGAGTCGGAACTGTCCTGAAGCAGTCTCAGTGAAACATAAAGCTGTGTTGTCTTTTCTTGGGACTGATCTCATGCCGCCCTCATCTCTGCGTTCACCAGTAATTACCATTTCATAATTTTTCTGGATGTTATGAGCAGCCTGTTTCTTACAATAATCGCAACACTTTGCGCTTATCTTGAAATCCGGTGGATATTCTCCAATAAAGTCTCTCATATATTTTGAAGAATTGATTACAAGCTGGATGTTCGGTCGTGGCTCTCCCGCCGCATTGCAGCAGCATAAGAAATTAATCACGCTTTCACTTTTCGGATATCTTTCTCTCAGTTCCTGACGCTTCGCTGCCTTATCTTCAGCCTGATCGTATTCATCTGCGATAGATAACGGTATTCCTTTCTTCTGCCAGTCAGATAATCCTCCTGACATGATCTTTGATACGAATGGAATCCCATATTTTCTGGAAGCCTGTACGATATTAATCTTTGGGCGGCATTCCTGTATCTCGATCTTATATTTTTCAGCGATTCTCTTGACATGGTCCTTTGTTGCCTTCATTTCAAGTCCGGTATTGAAAAATACATATTTGACTGATGGAAGATCAAATGTCTTCCGCGTTCTCTCAATAAGGTCAATCATGATATCACTGTCAGCGCCGCCGGAATACGAACAAATTGCATTGGGATGTTCTTTAAGTCTCTTTGCAATAATACTCTGAATTGCATTAAATTTAGCTGGTGAATCAAAATCTGCATAATCTGGTCTATCCAGATATACTTTACTTACTCCATTTTTCATTTTGTCTAAGAAGCCCGGTATACCCTTGCCCCGGCCGGAGGCTGGCTCCTTTCTGTATTATTTACTATTTTTTTAGTTCTGTACTGGAATTGTTACTCAATCCCATCCAACATCATTCTTAACTTTCCGTAACATGGGCAAATCTTTGTGTTATTAAAAACATCTCGCAGTAGCACACAATGCGGATAGATCTCATCAACTTCATAAATGTGTTCCATTTTTTCTTCTCCACGCTCCGTGTACTTGATACGATTTCCTTTGCGGATCCCGTATTTTTCTGTCAGATATACTCTCAATCCTTGAATTGTTATAGCGTTATTCCTCATCTGAACATCTACTTTCATTTCTTCTCCTAAAAGCCGATTTTATCTTCACCATCGAGGATTTCTTTATTCTCATCGTCAAAATCGAAATATGGTGTTTCTTCTACATCAGTTACTTTCCATTTTGACATATTCTTTCCTCGCTCAATCAGCTCTGCTCTCTGTTCTTCCGTCAACTTTCTCGAGGCTCGTAAATTCGGCACGTATTTTCTTGGAACATGAGCGAAAATCGAACCATCTTTGTTAATTGCGATAATCTGCACATCATCAGGATTCTCTTTTGCCAATTTAAGTGTCCGGTTCTTCAAAGTACTTCCATTGTGCGCGGACACCTCTGCATAATTGCTTCCCCGTATCCATGCGATACTACATTCATTACAGTTTTCTGCCATTATATTCTTCCTCCAAACCTAATATTTTCCTCAAATTTTTTGTGACTAAATCAAATTGTGCAAGTAGTTTTTTATCTCCACATTTTGTTATCATCGCATCTTCTTCTAAATCGTCCAGATAATATTTTCCGTCAATTGGGATTATATATCCTATCTTTGTCCTCAGCCCCCAGTTGGAAAGGTCAAACCTTTCTTTTGCTTCCTCTCGTGTAACGGTATCTACAAATTCACCGTCAAGGGTATATAAGTCATAAAGTTTCATTCCTTATTCCTCGCTACAAGTTTGTATTTTCTATGAGAATTGCTACCAGAAAATACAATCAGTCCATCATCTACAAACTGGCGTAAATGCCTCTGAACTGCGCTGGTACTTAAGCCCAATTCTTCAGCTATCGTTTTGACCTGTGGTATTTCACCTTTGTGTTTTTCGTATTTTACGATGAAATAATAAATATCTTTGCGATTCTGTTTGTATTCCATGTGCTTTCTGCTCTTTATTTCACGTATGGTCATTTCTCATAGTTCCTTTCATCAAGCATTTCTTTGAATTTCTCGAAAGCTTTGATTGAAGTTTTGTTGTTCTGCTTTTCGGGCTTCAGAGTAATCTGCAAATGAGTGTCGATAATATGTGATAAGTCACGGGCCAGCGCTTTCTTGCCTTGTTGGATACCATCACGATATCCTTTCGCCGGTCGGTAATTAGCAATCTTTTCTTTTCCCTCATCCTGTCCACCGCCAGTCTTGTTTTTCACGATCCATCCGGCATCAATGGCTTTTTGGATGTATTCTCGTTCTTTTTCATCAAGCTGTGATACCGGGCAGTGAAAGAAATCAATCTTGTAGCCGTTCTTATTTTCTTCCGAATACAACCCATGTGCTTTCATGGAACGATCAATATGCTGCTCGTATCCCGACATGTGTTGTGCCAGTCTGGTGAGTAAACCTTGTCGTGTCTGGCCTATATACCCACTGGTTTCGGTTCGCCAGAGTATGTATATTCCGGTTCCTTCATCCAGCTTCGGGTTCACTTTCAGAAGTTTCTTCTTATTGCTCGCTTCAATGGCTTTCGCCTGTCTGAATTTCTTGTAATTCAACCGAAGCTACATCCTTTCAAGCTGATCTACGATTTCCTTGCATCCGTCCTGCACGTCTTTTAATGACTGAAATTTACACTTTTCATTTGTGCTTTCCCACAGGTCTTTCATTATCGAAAAACTCATTTTGAAGTCTGGGTCATTTCCGAAATACTGCTTTGCTGTTTCGATATCGTATCCGTCGCAGAAATGTGCACAGTCAAATCCAATCCACCATGTGTCCTCGTCATCACAGCAATTTAACTTAGATTCAGAATAAGTAATTCCGCCATGGCAGCTGATTGAATCTAAATTAGCTCCGTACTTGGCTAATTTATGTGTTTTCGGGATTCCGACATATCCGCACCGGTGTGCCCCGGGCATGAATAAGACTACACATGGGTGTCCTTTGTAGTTGAATCTTTTTTCTAAAACTGGTTTCATATAATCACTCCTTAGCTAAACGGTAAATCTGGATCGTAAGCCGGTTCAACAAATGTGTCACTTGCCGGTGCTGACGGCGGAACTGCACCTGTGTTTTCAGACTGATTGCTTCTGCCCTTGCTTTCCACAAACTCATGGGTTTCTACCAGACAGTCATTTGTATAAATCTTCTTTCCGTCAGTGTCCGTATAGTTTCCGGTCTGCCAGCTGCCAATGACTGATATCTTCATTCCTTTATGCAGATATTTTTCAGCAAACTCTCCGTTTTTACCGAGTGCAACGCAATTTATGAAATCCGCTTTCCGTTCATTGTCCTTACGATACTGTCTTTCTACTGCAAGAGTGTATCTGGCAATGGTTATGTTGTTGGTTCCCGTTCGGATATCCGGGTCTTTTATTAATCGCCCGATTAAAATTACTTTGTTCATGTCATTTCTCCTTATAAGCTTCCGGCATCGGCATCCACGCTGAAACCGTATATTTTATCTCTCTTCCGACTCCAACATCCACCCATTCGCCGTTTCCAATATATCTCAGAGATGTCGGCCATTCAGCACCTTTAATTGTTACCGTGTACTGCGGCAGCTCCTCGATATAAACATCTTCGTCCGGCTCCGGCGGCAACATTAATTCTGTTGGGATCCACGCAACCACCGGATTGTAAGATGTAAGAAGTTCCTTCGCCTTTTCCAGCGCATCGTTCCATCCTCTGTCGTACAGACTGGATGTTGGAGAGATTTCCTTTTTGATTTTGTCCATAACCTTAATTAAAATCTGCATACTGTCACTCCTTTTTGTCTTCATAAAAGCTCAAGTAATCGAACCAATGGTCTTTAATAAAATGTCCGATGATTTTCACTGAGCTTCCCCATCCCTTTGTTACGACCCGAATATGCTTTCCTTTTAAATCCACAAGATCTTCAACGCCAACTACATCCATAATTCGCATGATTGCTTCCATTCCAGAAGCAGAAACTTTAAATTCTTTAGCTCCCAAATACCCATGTCCAAGAACATATCCGCCGTAAACTACTCCCCATCCGCCACCGTTCAGCGTAAGGTCAAGTGAAA